TATCTAAAAGTTTACCTGAACGATATTGAATGCTTACAGGAGTTAACGGATAAGTTTGACTTATTCCAACAAACATTAAAAGAGGAGGGGTACGATCACCAAACTTTTGATGTTATTAAACATTACTTAATGGAATACAGAGATACCTTTGTTACTATCGAGGAAACCGATCTTATTGAATCCTAATTAATCCAATCACTAATACTATGAATAAAACTATATCTATCGTTGTTGTTACAGGTGACAATGTTCATCATGTCGAACAAATCAAATCCACTCATCCAAGTCCTATTTCTCAAGCTATGGCAAATGTCGCCTATAAGTACAGAAAAGCGGGCAAAGGATCACCAACAATCCTAAAAGCGTATTAATACCATGACTCAGGAAATTACACCAAAGCGAGCCAGAGAATTAAGAATGTTATGCTCACCTATGGCTTTTATGAATGATCGCTGTAAAGACTTTAAACCAGAGACTGAAGGCGAGCATAAAAGAGTTAAGGAAATCTGGAATAAGAACCCTAATGGATTGAGTAGCTACTTCTCAACCTTATGCGAAATTGAACACGGCAGAACGAAAGGATAAAACTATTATGAACCAACCAAAAATTACCTCATCTTTAAAATATCCTCACTGGATCAAATCAAGTAAATCCGATCGAATCGCAAATGCTTTGATCATTGTGACCTTGGCTGGATGCTGGGTAGCAATCTTAATCTCAATCTTAGCTAGTTAATAACCTTAGAGCGTAGCGATATGATCAAAGCGTACGAAATAATCTGCCTGGACAAAGCGGGTAAACCTTTACCTGTCGCAACGATCGAAGCCAATGGCGAGAGAAAAGCTCGGCAAGCGGGTATAAATCTAGCACATACCTTGAGACTTAGGTTCCATTTAGCAAAGAGAATAAACAAAAATAAACTATGAGCGTATCCTTTACATATCAAAACATGACATTCTTTTACCGGATTGACTCACATACTAGTTCCCTTCCGTTCATAGCGTGGGGCTGTCGTGAGCTTCCGATAAGCGGGTCAAACATAGCGTCAAAAGAGGCGATGATGGAAGACATCAAAGCCAAACTTAAGCAATACTATCGAAACAGGAAACCTAACGAATGCAAAGATTGTGGCTTGACATCACCTAAGATGGAAGCACAAGATGCGTGCCCAGATTGCTTAACCGAACCTACTACTACTAATAAATAATAATGAATACTACTACTACATTACCTGACCAAATAGACTTATGTTCGTTTCCTTTTCAAGACAAAGGGAAGTGGCATAACGCAACCATATGTTACTTTACTGACGATACCTACACGATTTACCAGTACGAAGATCATTACGATATCTCCAAGGATGAAGCAGATGAGTATTGTGACGAGCACGAGCAACGCATCAGAGAGTACGCACAATATGTACAAGACACTGGTTCTGACCCATTAAATAATTATCCGTCCGTAGCTCGTACTGAAACCAAATCATCTGTAGCTTTTGTTAAGTTTGGCAGATACATCGGTTGCGATAAAAAAGGTTTTAGTGTTTTAAGTGTCGAGTGGGAAGGTAAGACTTACGAAAACCTAACCGAATTACCTAGTCATGTATATGATTACCTGTGCTTAAAGCGTGATGGTGCTAGATATATCATGGAAGGTGTTACCTCTGTTGAAATGTTAGAACAAGATTGTACAGACATTAACAACTTTGCTCACAACTCTTTCAAGTGCATGATCGAATACAAAGTTGATCGTCCTTCTGATGTTATAGCTTCCGAGCTTCGTGCTATTGCTTTATGACCTCAACCGATAAAACAAGAAAACAAAAACTAATGAATACTACTACCGAAGAAAATAAACAACTTGATATAGAATCAATGCGTGAGCGTCTAGCTGATAACGATGCTTGCAACTACTCACAAGGCTACGCTTTAGAGACTCTTTATAAAATTATAAAGGAGGGCATAAAAGGTTACGATAATATGACCGATGATGCAATAGTCTCCACTCACTTTGATGTGTTTGGTTATGTTGACTACAAATGAGCGTAGCGACTACTGACCCATCCGATTTATCCACCTTAGACGAACCGAGCTTACAAACTCTTATCGATCATTACTTACGTGTCCTTGAGAAATTACCTGATAGCGTACGTGTCCGTGACCGATTGGTGGAGCTACAGCAGGAGTTACTTAACCGAAAGCCTGTAAGCACGATTGAAGGCGTGATAAGACAGACAACTGACAACCCAATAAAATAATGAATACTATTGAATTAACCGAAGAAGAATACAAAGCATTGTTAGATGCCGTACATTACCTGATCGATGAATTTTACGAAGAAGAAGAAATAGAAACCTTCCAATCGATCAAACGAAAGCTGTACGATTCACAACTAAAAGCGATTCAGAACCAGTGAGCTTAACCGAAGGAGAATATATACTTATGAGTATGATGATGATGTTTCTTATTGCATTTATTGCGATAATTTTTACCTGTTGGATGTACCGAGATTAATAAACCGATGAAAGATATATTACTTGACCCTGTGGACATGACTGAAGAGTTGATGTTCCACATTTTTAACAACGATATGAACCGAGAGCTTGACGGGGAGTTCCTAGACCTTTACCTGTCCTTGCAACACTATAAAGAATATTTGGAGAAACTGGAGGAACAATGAGTTACGACACTTGGTTAACCGACCCTTATGAATTACACTATGAAGAAGCACGAAAAGAAGAAGAGGAGAGAGAATGGATATTGGAACAGATTGACGGGATGGATGAGGAAGAGATCGAAGACTTCCTGTACGAAAACAGATTGGACGACCCACGATAAAGGTATCTTTTGGGAAGCAGAGGCGGACATAATTAGAGGTGAGTTATTAGATGAATATAGAAGAGTACGAAGCGTCCGTAACTGACCTTCCTTTTAACTGGTCTAGTATCGATCACAACGCTATAGCTGTTGGGTGGAATAAGTTCTGGGCGGATACAGAGATTACAGGCTTTCAACGGGATAAGAACGGCAACTATGTACGAGATGCTGAAGGAAAGTTAATAGCTTACCGCACCGACAAGCAAAGACAGCTACCAAAATGCTGGTTTAATAACGCACATGACTGATAAAAGCCAAGGTCATGTAGCTAAGATGAGGGAGTGGGGACGGACGCAGTATCGTAACCGACAAGCAAAGCTACGCAAAGAAGGAGAGTCAAGCCACACAGCTAGTTGTAAGCGTATGTTACAGAGTATGTGTCCGAAGTTAGGAGACAGGGTCAAGCACATCATCGATCAATTCAGTAGTCCAGGATACACAACACCACTTTACCTGACCTTTGTCATGGATATGTGTCCGTATGAAATTGCTGTTATTGCTTTGCGTACATTTCTTAACAACATAGACAACCACTTAGCTATCGGAAAGATGGGTCATCGTATCGGTAAAGCATTTGAGAATGAAGCTAGGTGGAAGTATGCGTTGGAGAACTTGAGCCACAACAAGCGTGATTTGTTAGAGATAAACGACAGAAGTAAGCAAAGTAAGATCACCCAGTTTTATAAGTACGAAGATGTACGGTTTGAATTGTGGCGTCACAAAGCTAAGACTGCTCTTGGATTGTGGCTGTTGGAGGAAATCAGGTGCTGTACTGGTTTGTTTATAGTGGGTATGCGTGAGAGTACCAGTAGTAAGATGCCGGAACGCTTTGTATTACCTACTCCTGAGTTTAAAGATTGGATGCATCGCTTTGACAAGTGGAAGGAAGCAGGGGAAGTATTTAAGATGGCTTTACCTGACCGACCAGTTGATTGGCACGGTTTGATGGGTGGTGGGTACGATATAGAACAGTTACCTGCACAGAAATTCTTTACGGGTAAGCCTGTTGAATGGTTTGAAGGGAATAACTACGATCATGTAATGTCTGCTGTTAATAAACTTCAAAGAGTGGAGTGGAAAATTAACACGGAGATATTAGATTTGACTCTAAAGTTTTGGGAGAATGAACGAGTAGTAGGAAACATCCCACAATTTGGAGAGATACCTGAGCAACCTTATTATACAGGCAGTGATGAGCATGAGTTGATGGTGTGGAAATTGAAGCAGAAAGATATTAAACAGACCAACGCTAGTAACAGCTCTAAAAGATTCCAAGCCTGTCGTATCTTACACCTCGCTAAAATGTACAGGAAGTGGGAGAAGTTATACTTTCCTTATCGATGTGACTATCGTGGCAGAGTGTACGCTTTACCGTACTACTTACACCCTCAAGGTTCTGACTTAGCTAAGAGTTTGTTAGACTTTAAGAATGGTCAACAAGTAGTAGATGAAGAGGACTTGGCAGCGGTACTTGTACACGGTGCTAACATGTGGGGAGTGAAGGGTACACGAGCAGAGAGACTTGAGTGGGTAGGTAAACGACAGAACTTTATATTGGAAGCTGCTGATGACCCACACGGTACTGATTGGTGGACAGATGCAAGTGATCCGTTCTGTTTCCTACGGTTCTGTTTAGAGTTTAAGAAGTTTACGGAGGAGGGGTACGGATATGTGTCTTACTTACCTGTGCGTCAAGACTGTTCCAATAATGGTATGCAGATACTTAGTTTGTTGTTACGGGATAAGAATATTGGACGCATGTGTAACCTGGTGGAGGAAGACAAAGCTAATGACATGTATCAATATGTAGCAGACAGGATACACGATGAGCTGATGAAAGACGGTGGTGTTATCGCTAAGAGCTGGATGCAGTACGGTATTAAAAGAAAGATAGCTAAGATGGCAGTAATGAACCGTCCGTATGGAGCTACAAGTTACAACTTAGT